GCTTTCTTTTCTGCTTTTTTACTAAACTTATCTTTATTTTCCAAAACAAAATCAGCAAAATGTTCCAAATCTTCTATTTTATCTTTAAATTGTGGGTGCTTATCAAGAAATCGTTTATACAAATCTGTAAATGTATTCCATTTTATATCTTCAAAATCAATGCCTTCGCCTTCCATTTCGCCTTCGTGAAGGTCTCTTTCTTTCTTTGTCAATTTTTCTCCTTTTTCTAATTTTTCTGCTATTTTTTTCCTACGTTCTTCAATTCTTCGTTCTGCTCGTTTATCTTTATTGGATTGTAATTTTGCTTTATATTTATCTTCTTCGGTATGGTGTTTTACTGGACGACCTCTTCCTTTCTTTTCTTTTGGAGGACTTACTGGAGGACTTACTGGAGGACTTGGTGGAGAACCACTTCCACCACCAGCACGTTTCTCTCTTGGACTTTCACTTTCGGGTGTATCTGGATAATCGTCCCAAGAAAATGGTTTATCGTCGTCTTCTTTTTCTTTTGATTTTCCTTTTCCTTTGTGTTTTTCATACGCTTCAGGAAGTTTTCCTAATCCGTGATAATCCCAATTCTTTTTAAGAATGGGTGGTCTTCCTCTTGTTTTGTTTTTTGGATATTCGTCTAATTCTCTTTTTCTTGTTGCTTGGTGTGTAAGTAAGTGAATTAATAATTGTCTATCTTCTTCTCTTGGAAAATCTTTTAATGTTGGTGGTTTTCTTCTTTTATTTTCAATATCTTTTACTTTATTTACTTCTCCAACACCCAAATTTAAAAAGTGTTGTCCTTTTCTTGAAGATATTTGCCTTGTCTTATTTATTGTTTGATTTCCTACATTAAGTATTTCCCAAATATCCTTATGACGAGCGTGAATTACTCTTTTTCCAGTTGGTATTACAAAACCGTCTTTATCCAATATACTATTTCCTTTTTTATCTCTCTTATATTCAGGAACGGTTAAAATTTCTCCATTTTCGTCTCTATAATAATCTGTTATATAATTTCCTTTTTTATCTTTTTTATAAAGACCAGTTTTACTATCAATTTCATAACTTGTTCGTTTTTGAATTATAAATAATGTAGGTATAGCAATTGTATCTCCAAACATAGGAAGTTCTATTCTTGTATCTAAACTCACCATACATTATTTCATTATTATATTTTTTAGAATGAATTATTCTAAAAAATACTTTCTATATCCCAAAATATATTTAAGAATTAACAATACCTATACCTAATCTATAAGAGTTAAATCATTAATGGGTATTTCATAATGTAAAATGGATATATGTTTATTTCTTTGAGCAATTACATAACTCGTTTCATACTTGCTAAATTTTTCCTTGTCATATATTATATAGAATGACTGATTGTTCTTCTCAAAATGAAAAAGAAGTATCAAAGGTGATTTCTCTCCAATACTACATTTGTAAATTGGAAATATTGTTGTGGCGTGTGTGGTTGGTAATATATCTTTTCTTGTTTTCAATTCATAGAACGTTCCACTATCCCCTACCCAATCGCTATAGTGGTATTGAGACGTTTTGGTTAGAGTGTCGGCAAAATATTCTTCAAACTTGGGACACAACTCCTCCTCCATTCTTAAGCCGAACTCTAAATCATTTTTTATTTGCTCTAAACGTTTTTCTTCAAGTTTTGTTTGGCAAAAAGAATGAAAATCAACAATAGGCATTAACTACATTATCCAAATATTAAGTTTTTCCTAAACAAACGAATTTCTTTTTCCAGCGTATCCTTTGAATATTCCTAAATGATTATAGATTTCATACAACCATTTTGGATTTGTTGAAATCATTATTATTAGAGCATTTTTGTTCTTCAAAGGAAACGGATACTTATTCTTCTTGTCCTTACTCATAGAAAAAAAATATATTATTATTTTATTATTTTTACGATTATGATATGATTACTTGGGTTCAAAAGGCGGGTCAATCAAGTTAATTATATATTCTTTCAAATCATTTGGCGACATTTTAAATACATACATATAACAATATAATACTAACAATTCTTCAACAGCACATATTCTATTAATATTAAGACATTCTTCGCCATATTCTTCCTTAAAAAACCTTAATATTTTTTCTTGGATTTCTAACATTTCAAAACAACAAGTAAATAAACTATCATATTCACCTTCAAACCAATCTTTTATTACATATTCTCCTTCCCAATCTCTATGATAATTATAAGCACAACCATTTGCTAAATATACTCTCAAATAATCATTGACCCATTCTTCCAAGACGTCGTCGTCCAATTTATTCAATGTTGAATATATGTATTTCTTCTTGTTATTTTCAGTAAGCATAAAGACGATAAACTCGTCAATCACATTAACCAATTTTTGTTCGGTTGCGTTCATTCTGTTATATATCAATATTTTTCTTGGATATTTTTAATTCAATTTTATTATTGAAAGTAATTATATACTAACAAAGACAAAGACAATTATATATTTGCTCAAATAAAAAATATTATTATTATGTTATTATAATTATTATGTGTATATATATGAAGTATATTATTTATTTGTTGCGAAAGCGAAAATCGCAATAATGGCACGAATTACAATCACAATTATCATTTCTATATTCATAATACATTTTACAATCTTCATTATCGCACATAATAATATCTTCTTCAATATCTTCAATACAATCTTGACATATTTCTTTATCACAACCACATTCCCAAAAATGTCCGCATTCTTTTTCAGTTGGTGTCGTTTCTTGGTCGTCATTACAAAATCCACATAAAACATTATCGTCCATACTATCTCTTTCATTACAATCGCATTCTTTTTCAATTGTTGTCATTTCGTTCTGTTGTTCGCTGTGTGAAGTGTATAGATTTTACTTGGAGATTTTCTTTTCAATTTTTTTATTTGAAAGAAGATACTAACTCTTACAAGTCAGTAGTGATTAATTTTATTTTGAGCAAATAAATTAATCATAGTTATACTTGATAAAAAAAACACTTTGATTAGATTACAACAAAGGAACAATCATTCATTTCAAGCAAAAGTCTTCTTCTTCCAACCACTCAAACATATCTTTCATATTCCACTTCATTTTTCCAATTTTCCATTTGTCAAACCAAGCGTCCCAACTTTCACACCATTCTTCTTTTGTCATTTCTGTTGTTGGATTTTCCACACCCCATTCTTCACTTTTTTCACTACACCAAATATTAATATTTAAGACGTTTTCGGTTCTTCTTGTGTCTGTTGGGTGTAGGTTGTTGGCGTGTTGGAATGGTGTTTGCCTTCCGGATATTTTGTAGTTGTCCGTTCCTGTAATAAATTTCACTACTCGGTTCGTCCATATCATTTGGTTATATGGGTTATCACTTATGAAGTGTTCCTTACACAATTCCATAGAGCCTAATGTTTTATGTTCGTCGTGATTTTGTTTCGTGATTTTATAGTTTTCTTTCAAATATTCGCCAATCAATCTGTCCATTATCGTTCGCTTCGTTTCCTTCTTGTAGCAGTCCATACAGACAATCGTAAGGTCTGTATCTGTTTCTTCGGCGTGGTATTCTTCTTCGTTTGGGATTACTTGCTCGCACCTGAAACATTCAAATATAAGCATTTTTCTCGTTTTACCTTTCAACACAACTTCAACTGATTGACATTTGTTGTTGATTGATTTTGACATTCTGTTCGTTTTCGTTTGTTTTGTTCGTCGCTGGGGGGTGAAGTGTATAGTTTTATCTTGGAGAAATTCATTTCAATTTTTTAGTTTTGAGTGGAAAATTGAAGAACTGAAAATCCGTCTTTTGTATGTATATTCACAAGTCAGTAGTGATTAATTTATTTTGAGCAAATAAATATATCATTCATTAAAAAAAGACTTGGTTAGATTACAGACAATCAAACAATCAAACATTTATTCTCTTTCTCCCATTTCACCCACTTGGGGTTTTTCTTCCAAATGTCCTTCGCAATACTAACCATTTCCGGATACGGGTTGGTTTTCGGTTTCTGTGCTTTCGGTTTCTTTTCCTTCTTGGACTTGGGCGACGCTTTCTTGGTTTCTTCTGCTTCCATTCGCTCCAGTTCTTCAAGACACTTTTTAGCTTTTTCTTCTGCTTCCCGTAGTTCTTGTTGTCGCTCCATTTCTAGGTGTAATGTATCTTTCACACTTGTTATGGTTTTTAAAAATTTTTGCTTTTCTTCTTCTTCCATAACGTTAAGTTTTCTTGACGTTTTGTCGTCAAGTTCTATAGTGCTTACAAAACGGGTATTGATTTTTCTAACCGTTTCATTTCTTGTTTCTTCTTCAGCAAAAGCATAAACATATCCATTTACCATAAGTCCAAACAACATTAATGCTGTAGGACATTGAGGCAAATCAGCCATTTTTCCACTTGGAGAAAATTGTTGAACGACAAGAACATACCAATCTCTTCCGTCGTCGGTTGTGAATTTTTTATTATTATATTCCAAGCAACGAATATGAACATTATTTTCTATTTCCAGATTTTTCCATAACATAATTTGATTATTAATATCTTCATAATTCAATACCATTAATTGCTGACATTGTTGATTAAATGTAAAACAACAATCACCCCTTCTCCAACTTCGGGAAATCATTCGTTTATATCCATTTTCAATTTCTTGTTTTGTAAAGAAAGACATTGTTCGTCGTTGTGTTTGTCGCTTGGACTGAAGTGTATAGTTTTATCTTGGAAAAATTGCTTTCAATTTTTTTATTTTGGAAAAAAGAAAGTATATACTAACTATTATAAAGACAAAGACAATTGATTAATTTTATTTTGAGCAAATAAAATAAATCATAGAAGCACTTGATAAAAAAATATATTATGTTATGTATGTTATGTTAATTATATAATGCTTATGCGTCTTCGCTGGAAGAACTATCGTCAAATTCAGTTTCAACTGGAACAACACTTTCACCTTTAGCAACTTTCAATTCAATCAAGAGTTTATGTGTTTTAGATTTTCTATGCTTTACAATTGAAAACTGTTTGATTACTTCTCCGCACTCGCAAGTGATTTCCTTCTTCCTACGTTGGTTAATCTGCTCCTTATGTTCTGCGTCATATTTCTTTTGATACTCTCGCTTCGCTTCGCTATTCACCTTATCGGGATTTTTCTCTCGCCATTCCTTCTTCTGTTGCTTCAACTTTTCCTTATTATTCTTATAATAATTTTTCCAGTATTCGGGGTCGTCCTTCTTTTTCTTATATTTTTGTTCGCAACAAATACATACCTCTTCGTCTGTCTGTGTGGAAGCGTCTTGTGTCGTAGAACTGGGTGGTGAAGGTGTATCTGGAACTTCAGGAACAACAACAATATTTTCTACTTCAGGAAGTTCAAGAGAGAGTGGTTCGGGTTGTGGTTCAACTTCTTCCATTTCAATATCTTCCAATACAAGTGTCTTTTTTGCTTTCTTTTCCTTCTTTTCCTTTGGAACTTTTGGTTCTTTGGGAACTCTAACCTTCTTCACCTTCTTCTCAATTTCAATAGTCGTATTTTGTTCGTCCATTTGTATATCTCTTTCTTGCGTTGTCTTTAAGTGGTTATTTTTGTTTCAATTTTATTTTATAAAATAAAATACAGAATTTAAACTCTACTGCCTGTGAGAATATCAATAGACACAGACGTCTTGTAGTTAATGAAGACAAACAAATCAATAGTAAAATTAGTTAAATTTTGCCCAACAATATTAACTGATTTGGGCACTGCTTCTTCAATCGGCAACATACGAGAAACATTCACAGCATAGTAGTTATACATATTCTCAAAGTCCATTTGGTTAATCAAACCACTATTGACGCCTTCACTCAACCCACCATTGACAGCATTCAGTCCGTATAACTGCTGTGTAAATTGTTCGTAAGTATAACGCTCTGTGTTATAAATAGAATTTTGTCCCGAAATTACAACGTTAAAGTTGCCCAACAAACAGAGAGGAGAAGTAGTTCCACCACCTTCAGTAGTAAAGGGAGACTGAATAGGCATAATATTTTGATTAGAACTAGAATTGTAAAATGGAAGAACAAGAACAGTCTGTATTCCAGCAATACCATTTGTAATCAAGTTGTTAAAAACCGCGTTAGGAGCAATACTAATAACTTGATACTGATAGAGGTCATTATAAACAATTGTCTTAACAGAAGACGAAAGATATGCTTGTTCGTAGATAGGATTGAAGACATAAGAAGGAACATTGAGCATAATTGATTGGAGAAGAGGTGCTGAAGGTTGAACACCAGTTGCCCCAATTTGTGCTGGACTAATGACTTTACCACCAACTGCCAAAGAGACGTTATAAGTATTAGTAGTCAAATTTGCTGAACCATTTGTAGTAGCACTCGAAGACAACATAATTGGATTAACACCACCAAGAGGACAATTCACATTAGTAATCGCAAGAATACCATTACCAGCACCCGTTTGATATCCAAATTGGAATGAAGAGTTGTTCAAATTCATTGTAAGTTTCATAAAGACACCTTTTAACAACGGGACTTCTTGGAAAAAGTTGTGTAGGTGTCGCAACTTAATTTGCCCAACAATTGCTTGTTGAAGACAACCAGTTGAAGTTCCTGTTCCACTAACCTTGTTAAAAATATAAGATTTGTATGATTGGGTAAGTGAAGACGCTTGAATTATACCAGTAGGGGGATTACCAGGAACACCTACAAGTGAAACATTTCCAATTGATACATTTCCAGTTGTGTTAGGTGCTCCGTCAAATGCGAAATATTGCTGTCTCTTCAAGAACCCAATATTTCCAACCGTTGATTGTCCTAAAGTAGTAGAAGGATTAGTAGGAGCAAGTTGATTTTGATTATTACAAACACCAATACCATTAAAAGAATTTCCAATTCCAAGAGATACATAACCCCAAGAAGTAGAGGTATCGGGATAAAATCCAATACTTGCCCATTGAGTAAAATCATTATAGTTGAAAGAAGTCATAAGGCAAAAAGTATTCCACAAGCCAATATACGGTGTTTGCTGAATTATAGTTGTGCCGTTGTAATCCAGTGTGAATGAATGGACGACTGTTCCCAACCAATTCTTAAGACCAAGCACATAATCACAACTACCCGCAAAAGGAACAACACCATTAGTAGTAGAAGTAATGGTTAGTAAAAGTGGGAGAATAATGTTTGCTTCGTAATAACTCATATATTTATTTGAATTGGCTAACTGTGAAGTATCTATTACTGACTGGTTTCCAATATAAGACTGGTTCATATTGTCCAAAATTGACAACCAATCTTTACGAACGAAAATTTGAGGACTACCTTCTGTTGAAGAAGACATATCAAAAAGTAGGGTGTCCCCCTGCTGACAACCATTACCACTCATATTATATAATATGCTAATAAAAAAAAATGGTAATAATACCGCATAGATAATGTATTTATTCAATAATATTCAATTCAACAAATTCTCCTAAATTATGAGAAATTACAAAATTATTGAACGCTAATGCTCCTTCTTCCTCTGTTTCAAATCTTCCAATATAGGTATTTTTTTTATTTATACGAATACAAACTTCCCATTTTTTATCTTTTTTATACCAAGATACTCCTCTAAACTTTGAAGTATGTGGTTTAGATTTTCTATTATAACTATTTATTGCTTTATTCGCCCAACGCAAGTTATCTAATGAGTTATTCAAAGGGTTTCTATCTATGTGGTCTATTAATGGATAATTATTAGGATTAGGTATAAATGCTTCTGCTAATAAGCGGTGTATATAAAACATTTTACCTTTACTATCTTTATAAAGTTTTATATAATAATGTTCTCTTGTAATATGTAATGCTAATAATTTACCTTTTTTATTTCTAACATTCCCTAAAGTTGATATTTCGTAATTGGGATAATCGGTTATTTCTTTCCATTCTTCCATTTCGTTTCATTTAATTAATGAAATGAAAACAAATCAATTTTTTAATTTACATATTAAACACTATATTCTTCTTTTTTTGCGAAGGTTTTGCTAAAAGATTTTGGAGTTTCTCATTCACACCTTTCAAACTTTTCGGCATTCCTCTTCCCATAGGCATTTCCATTCCAGCACCTAAACCGCTTCCCATAGGAACGGGTCTTCCAGTTATATCGTGATATTCATTCGTAGAAGTATAACTACTTCCACCACCACCACCTCCTCTTGAAAGAATAACACTACCCATACCTCCGCCAAATGGCGTTTTTCTTCCTAAAATATTGCCGTGAGTTATATGTTCTGGTTTAAAAAAACTACGGGGCATATATATTATCTATCTATTTTATTTTTGATTTCTTTTTTTAGATTGCGTAGTTTCAACAAAGAAGTCATTAAAGTATTTAAAATGCTCAATTGTTTCGTAATATCTCTTTCTTTATTCTTTTCCATTTCTGTTGAAATGTTCTTCAATTCATTCAACAATCGGGTATGTTCCTTCATTACATTCTCATACGCTTCATTCAAGTATTGCTCGGTTATTTCGCTATTCATATATTACTTTGATATTATTTAGGAATATAAACAAACGCATAAGCGTTTGTTTTTATTCTTTGATAATCTAAAACGCCAAAGGCGTTTGATATTATTTAGAAGTGCCTAATAACGCATTTGTTATTTGTCCTAAATCTTGTGCTGTATTTCTTATCTCTAAAGTAATCACCATATTCGGGTCTATAATTTGGATAGGTTGTTGATTTGTTCCTACCCAACCAAGAACCAATCTATCATAAGTTCCTTCTAAAATCTTATTGAAAATCAATTGTGGAGGTGTAAATGTTATTTGGTCTCCTACATTCGCATTTGGTGAAATACTATAAATAATTGAAGAAGGAATTGTATATGGATTTTGAATAGCACTACAAGTCAAGAAAAGAACTGGATTGGGTTGAACTTCTGGTGCTGTTGAAGATATAGCACTTACATTTCCTACTGCTGGTGTTGGTGCTGAAGGAAAAGTATATCCTACTGTATATCCTATAATTTGATTAAAAGCAGAAGGAATAATAAATTGTGGATTAAAAGCAGTTGTTGGTGGTGTAAATGGAACAGTCCAACCAGTTGGGAATGAAGTTGGAACTTCAAAACTATTCAACTGAATGCCATATTCTACAGCATTCACTTTCATTTCTAAATAATACACATAATTACCACTTGCGTCTATTGCGTATGTATTATTGTTTATCATTTGATTTTGAAGAAATGCGTTAATATCGCTAATATTATATGTCCCATTTGGAAGGGTAATTGTAAATGTAGTTCCATTCCAAGTATATTGAAATGTATTATTTTGTAAAGCAGTGCTAATATTATACCAAGAATAATACATAGTTATACTACTGACCGCAATTGCGTGGTTAGAAAGACGAACTGAATTTGGAAACTTGAATACCAACTGATTATTTCCATTATTCAAATTAACTATATTGTTTTGATTGAGAATGATAGTTGATACCGACATATATTATTAATGAAGAAATAATATATGGATTTTTAACTCAACGCTCAAATAAAGGGTTATTGCTTAAGGCGTGTCTTACTTGTGCTGATAGAATAGGCAAGGAACTTCTCATTTGGTATAGTTCTATTCTTGCGTTTCCTAAAGAAACCTTTGGATTGAAATTGCTTGTAGAAGTAGTATGGGAATGTCTTGTAAAAGGCAATTGAGGAACGGGTGTTCCTTCTTCTAATGGAAGAGGCATTTTCATTTGAGATACTCTCATTCTCGGCATATATTATTAATTTAGATAATATTTGTTCCAACTGGAATATGGATACTATCGGCATTTCCTCCAGTAATTTTCTTTTCAACAGAAATAGGTATTCTTTCTTTTGGATTTGAAGAACGGAAAAAATGTTTCAATATGAATTCATTTTTTTCAAAATCCATAGACTTATCCAAATCGTCAAACAAATCAAGAAAATGATTGGTATCGCTATACAAATCACCAGTTCTTCCTTCAAAAGAATTAATAAAATGCCCAAAACCCAAGCAATAATACCCACATATATCTCCAAGAATGGATTGGATATTCTTCTTGTTATATGGAACTTCTCTTTCTCCTAAAAAATGCTGAACTTCTAATGGTGCGACACAGCCCATACTATCCAGATATATATTTTCAACTTTTCCATTTGGATACTTGTTGGATTGAAAACAGACCCAATGACTTCCGCTGTTTGGTTTTCCGTTTTCGTCCAGTTCGTCTTCCATATTAACAATATAGAACTTGTTGTGTTGTAATTTCTCGTATTTTAATTGGTCTTTAAAGTCAGCAAATACAAGTGGAATATTCATTTTCTTTGCTAAATTGAAGAGTTGAGTGTTTGATAACGCCATTTAATATTAAAAAAGAAATTAATATTAAATTACTTACGCAATCACATTCAAAGGTGAATATTCTTGTAAATTATGTTTTATTATAAATTCGTTATATGCTAATGCTCCTTCTTCTTCTGTTTTGAAGCAACCTATATGTATTCTTTTTTCATTAATACTTGTTCTTACTCTCCATTTTTTATTTATTTTATCAAAATATACTCCAATATATTTACTATTACCAAACTTTTTTCTATTTTTTTGATTATTTGAAAATGTAATCCAACGAATATTAAAATATCTATTATCAGTTTTATCACGATTTTTATGGTCGCAATCAGTATAATTATTCCAATTTGGTAAAAATGCTTCTGCTACTAATCTATGAACT